TGGCAGAAGTAGAATATGGTGGAATTAAGGTAGGTGGAAGTAAGTTACTCTTAATAATTCCATTACTAGGTACAATAATTGGTGGACTCTGGGGTGGTTTTGAGGTATATCAACGCTATTTATCTATGGAAGAGCGTATATCTGCCTATACAGCACCAGATTTAACTGGTATAGAGAAGAAGATAGCAGTTATAGAAGAAACCTTAGTGAGTGTCGGTGAGTCAGTAGAGCAAGCTAAAGATTATACTAGGTCAATCAAGAATGATTTAAAGGATGACTTATCTAGACAAGAGGCATTAATGGAAAGACTAGAGGATAAGGTTAATGCTTCACAGGATGAGATAGATGCGACTATTGATGTTGCTGGAGAGAGATTTGATGCAAGGAGAGATGCCTTATATTCAGATACAGACAGAAAGATTAAAGAATTAGAAGAAAGGCTGAATAGTAAATTACAGAGAGCCTTAGATAATCCACTTGCAAATTAAGGAATTACATGGAAGAGAAGATTACTAGGATGCAGTTGCAATTAGATAAACATAGTTCACAGATAGCTAAGCTATTTAGCAAGATTGATGATACTAATCTATGTATACAGAAGATTAATACATCTCTACTGCAAATTAAATGGAGTGTATATGGTGCCTTAGGATGGTATATAATTACACAAGTTGGTATTTTAGAGGCAATGAGGGTAGTATTATGATAGGATTTATAACAAATGTAGCACCAATAGCTTTAGGCTTTGTTGCTAAGTTGTTTGCTTTAAAGAGTCAAGCAGCACAAGAACAACAGAAGCTAATGATACAATCACTTCAAGTAAGAAATGATTCTATTAATATGGCTAGAGATAGAGCAGATAAAGAAAGTCCAATGGCTGCTATGAATAGAAGGATTATTATCCTAGTCATACTAGCTTTAATTATCTTTACTCAAATAGCTCCTGTATTTTTTAATGTACCTACAGTAATACCTACTGTTATAGAAGGTGCTAGTATCTTAGGGTTTGAACTTACACCTGATACAATAGAATATGTAACTGTACAAGCAGGTGCTGTATTAAAGTTCGATGAAGTATTCCAATGGGCGACAATGATAATAGAGTTCTATTTTGGTGCGCAATTAGCTAAGGGGAAGTAAATGACATTTAGAGAATTAATTAACGAAGTACTAATAAGGTTAAGAGAAACACCTATTTCTTCTGATTGGTCTGGTGCTATTAATGATAGCAGCACAGTATCTGATTATGAAAAAGTTATAGGAGCTTTAGTTAATGATTCTAAAAGAAGTATAGAATCTTATCATGACTGGCAAATACTTAGAGAAACTGTTAATGTAACTACAGTAGCAGGAACTAAAAACTATAACTTAAGTTCAGGACAAGAATTTAAAATAATTGATGTTGTTAATAATGCGACAGGTAATGAATTACTACAGGTAAGTAGAGCTTATCTTAATAGAGAAAGATATCCTACAGCCTCTACAGGTGAGCCTCATTATTATGGTTTTAATGGAGCAGATACTTCTAATAATCTTAAAGTAGACTTTTCTCCTACACCTAGTAAAGCTGAAATTATTTCTTTTGATATAGTCAAGTATCAGGATGTACTGACTACTGCTGCTACTACAGTAAAGATACCTACTAAGCCTATAATACTAGGAGCTTTTGCTAGAGCTTTAGCTGAAAGAGGAGAAGATGGAGGTACTCAATCATCTATAGCTGCTTCTGAAGCTTCTACTGCTATAGCACAAGCTATTCTAATGGATAGTGGTAATGCTCAATTTGAATCTGATTGGTTTATGGGGAATATTCACTAATGGCTAAACAATTAGCATTACAATCTTTAAGTAACTTAGGTGTTAATGGTTTAAATACGCAGTATAACCCTTCGATGTTAGACCCATCATTCCTGACTGCTGCTGATAATGTAATGCTTAGAGAATCAGGTAGAATATCTTTTAGGAAAGGTTTAAAGCAAAAAGTAGTTCCTACTGGTACAGCTATAGGTTCTATGGTGGAGCATAACGATGCTGGAACTAACAAGATATTTGCTAGTCATGGTACTAGCATTTATACAATTGACTTTACAGCTCCTAATGCTGCTTTTCCTAGTAGCGGTGCTGATGTTAAGCATACTGTTTCAGGTAGTTCAGGTAATTGGCAGTTTATAAACTTTAATGAAAGACTACATTGTTTTCACGCAGGTATAGTACCTCAAAGATATGATGGAGCTTTAGGCTCTGGTTCTAAATGGGCGGCTTTTAATAATAGTACGAAGCCTTCAGGTTTAACTACATTTGACCCTAGTTGCGGTATGGGTTTTTATGGTAGAATGTTTGTAGGAGGAGTAACAGAAGAAAAAGCTGTAATGTATTACTCTGTTTTATTAGATGGAGATGACTATACAGGTACAGGTTCAGGATTATTAGACTTAAAGAAAGTTTGGGATAATGATGAGATAGTAAACATTGCTCCTTTCTTTGGACAGTTAGTTATATTCGGTAAGAATAACATAGCTATATATGATAATCCTGATGATGTAGCTAATATGTCATTAAATGAAGTTATAAGTGGTGTAGGTTTAGTTAATAGAGACTCAGTACAAGCGGTAGGAGATGACTTAGTATTTCTTTCAGCTACAGGATTGCGTTCACTTAATCGTACTACAGAGAAAGATAAAGTACCTTTAACTGATTACAGTGCTAATATAAAAGATACCTTAATAAGAAACATATCACAAAGTACTGCTGTTAAATCAGTTTATTTAGAAGATGAAGGTGTTTATATTCTTACTTTTACAGAGAAGAACATTACATACGCATTTGATTTTAAGCACTTCACTCCTAATAAAGTACCTAGGGTAACAACATGGAGTTTTGATAACGATAGAGAACCCGCTAGTATGATAGATACTGAATTGTATAGCGGTTTATTAGTAGGACAAAAGGATGGTGGGATAGCAGGTTATGAAGGATATTTTGATACGGATTTGGCTTGGGTTAATTCGGCAGCTAGTTATACTAATTCTGGTATCACCGCTAATGTTGATTCCATATGGATACCTATGGGTGATTCAGTAGCTGCTGCTGTATTAAAAAGATTAATACTTGTACTTGAAGGTGGTTCAGGAGCTACATTAGGAGTTAGGTGGTATAAAGATTACAGTATGAGTTCTTCTAGTACTACTGAGATAGCCTTAAATCCTTCTACTACTAGCACTACTGCTTTATATGGAGCATCTACTTCTTTATGGGGAGATGTTAAGTACACACCTATCTATGGTTTACAAGAATATAAGACTCCATTAACAGGTAGTGCTAAAACATTAAAACTAAATATGAGTATTGTATCTAATGGTTATGATGCTTCTATTCAAGATTTATCAATTATATCTTTACAAGGGAAAATACGATGAGTAATTACACTATAGCAGTCAATTGGTCAGGTAAGGATGCGCTTTCGGATAGTGATGCTGCGAAGGTAATTTCCGGTTCTGATTTTAATACTGAATTTACAACAGTTAGAACAGCAGTTAATTCTAAAGCAGATTTAAACGGAGATTCTAGCGAAGACTTTGCTATGAATAACGGTACAGCCGCTACTCAAAGTGCTTCTGATAACTCTACTAAAATAGCTACTACAGCTTATGTAACTACAGCAGTTGCAGCAGTTGATAAAGCAGTCATTAACGGACACGCTTATCCAGTAGGCTCAATATATACTTCAGTAGTAGCTACTAATCCTGCTACATTACTTGGTGTTGGTACTTGGACAGCATTTGGTGAAGGTAAAGTAATGGTAGGTATTGACTCTAGTGATACAGATTTTGATACTGTATTAGAAACTGGTGGCTCTAAAACTGATAGTCATACACTTACAGTTGCAGAAATACCTTCACACGACCACGATTTATATACTAGAGGCTCTGGTGCAGATAGTATTACAAGTGTATCAGCAGCAACACAAGCAGGTCCGATTAATACAGATACAAATTCAGTAAGACCAGTAGGCGGGGGTGGAGCGCACACTCACGACATTGTACAACCATATATCGTAGTATATATGTGGCGAAGAACAGCATAGGAGAATAGAATGGCAGACGCAATGAGTTTAATAGCAAGTGCAATAGGAAGCGCCTTACAAGCTAAAGGAGCTAAAGAAGCTAATAAAGCTTTAGTTGAAGGACAGAAAGAAGCTGCTGACTACGCTTTAACAGAATCTTTGCCTTGGAATGTAGCTGGTTCTTTAGGTGGAGTTAAGTTTGATGCTGATGGTAAAGCAGTAGGCTTAGGTTTATCTGATACTTTCCAGAAACAACAAGATGCAATGATAGCTTCTGCTGATGCTAATAGAGGCTACTTATCAGGTATAGAAGCAGACCCAATTACAGCAGAAAACAGATACTATGAGCAACAAATGGCTCTTCTTAGACCGGAACAAGAAGCAGAAAGAGAAGCTTTAGATGCTCAACTTGTAGCAAGAGGAATGCTAGGTTCTACTGGAGGTATGGGACAATCACAAGCTCTAAGAGAAGCTCAAGGAACTACTAATTTACAAGTTAGACAATCAGCTAGCGATAGAGTACAGGATATGATAGATAGATACAGGACTAGAGTATCAGAAGATGTATCTGGAGCAGCGCAATTAGGACAACTACCTTTAGACTATGCTAATTTAGGCGTAGGTATAGGAGGTATGTTATCAGATGCTGCTATAGCAGGTTCTAAATATATTTCAGGAGCTAATATGGCTAATGCTAGATATAGAGGAGCTAGGTACGCAGGTCCGGGACAAGCGATTAAAAACTTTAAAGGTTTTGATAAAGGGTATAGCTGGGGTTCTCGTTCTAATAATACACAATACGGTGGAGCAGGTCCTAAGACTGCTGCTCAAGCTTCTTATCTCAGTAAGAATGTATATAGCAATTTATAAGGAGAATAAATAATGGGAATGTTTGATTTTAAACCATCTGATTCAACAGCTTATGTAGGACCGGGATTTGATACTTATGCTTCTGACTTAGCTTTCTCAGGGTATGGAGGTATGATGTCTTCACTAGGTAAACTAGCAGGCTTTCAAGATGAAGAAGACATGCTAAAGCAGATATATTCTAGTGCTGACTTTGAAACAGACTCTGGTAGGCGAGCTGCTGTAGATGCAGTAATGGCTATTAATCCAGAGAAAGGAGCAGAACT